GCTTCTAATGGTAGTAGATATTGGGAATCTTTGTATATGCAGAACCCAACACCAGAAGAAGGTGGACTAATTAAAAAAAATTGGATACAATGGTGGGAGTATGACGAACCTCCTGCTTGTGATTTTATAATACAAACATATGATACTGCATTTTCTACAAGAACAACAGCAGACTTTAGTGTAATACAAACATGGGGGATCTTTTGTTCTTATGATCAAGATGAATATGGAGAAGAAGGGTATCCATCTAATTTAATTCTACTAGGAAATATAAAAGGTAGATTTGAATATCCTATTCTTAGAAAGATGGCACAAGATTTATACCATCAACATAGACCAGACGTATGTATTGTAGAAAAGAAAGCAAGTGGTCAATCATTAATACAGGATATGAGAAGAGCTGGACTACCTGTACAAGAATTTATACCAGATAAAGATAAAGTAGCAAGAGTGTATGCTGCATCTCCTATGATGGAAGCAGGAAGAGTATGGATACCTAAACATAAAAAGTGGTCTGATGATTTACTTACAGAACTATTACAGTTTCCACATGGTGCTCATGATGACCAAGTGGATGCATTAACTATGGCAATACATTTTATGAAAGAGTCTTGGCATTTAACACATCCAGATGATCCATACTATGAAGATGCTCCAAGAAAGAAAAGAGTTGCATACTGGCGAATTTAGTGCTACAATAAATATTATTTTGAAAGGAATACCTATGTGGAAAAAACCAATAATAAAAGAAATACAAGTAGGCTTAGAAATTAATTGTTATATGTGTGCTGAGTTATAATGGCAACAGAAAAAAATCCCTTTGAACAAATAGAAAAAGAAATTACTAACGTAATACAGCTTCCTGAAAAACAAGAAGAAGGAGAACCATCTTTTGAAGTAGAACCTGATGGTGGTCTAACTGTTGATTTTTCTTCCACAGAAGAATCTGTAGAAATGGGAGCATCAACAGAAGTTGGTGAATGGTATGGTAATCTTGCAGATAAACTAGATGGAGAAACTTTAGATGAAATATCTAATAGTGTATATGATAACTATGTTGCAGATAAAGATTCTAGAGGAGAATGGGAATCTATGTTTGAAAGAGGATTTGATTTATTAGGATTAAAGATACAAGATGCAACAGAACCTTTTGAAGGTGCATGTACAGCAGTTCATCCTCTCCTTATAGAATCTGCTGTTAAGTTTCAATCAAAAGCATCACAAGAATTATTTCCAGCTAAAGGTCCAGTTAAAGCACAGATATTAGGTAAGGTAACTCCTGAAAAAGAACTACAGGCAAATAGAGTTCAAGACTTTATGAACTATCAGGTTACAGATCAGATGCCTGAATACTTTGACGAGTTTGAAAGAATGCTTTTTCATTTACCTTTATTAGGTTCAGCATTTAAAAAAGTATACTATGATGAAACATTAAAACGCCCTGTATCAGAGTTTGTTCCTATAGACCAGTTTTATGTTTCTTACTATGCAAGTAATTTACAGAAAGCAGAAAGATATACTCATGTTATCTATCGTAATCCTGTAGACTTAGCAAAAGAAATACGTAATGAAGTTTATTCTGATTTAGATTTACCAGAACCAGCTAATCCAGTTCAAACATCTTTAGCAGAAAAGATGGATACTATTTTAGGATTATCTCCTAGTTCTGATTTAGATCCACAATATGTTTTATTAGAACAACATTGTTTTTTAGATATTAAAGATTCTGAAACTGAAGAAGGAGAATCCTGTCCATATATTGTAACAGTAGAAGAACAATCAAGAAAAGTTTTAAGTATTAGAAGAAACTGGAAACCTGATGATGCTACAAAAACAAAGAATATGCATTTTGTACATTATCGTTTTGTACCAGGTTTTAGTTTTTATGGTCTGGGTCTAATGCACTTCTTAGGAAATATAACAATGACTGCAACAGCAGCTATGAGAAGTTTAGTAGATGCAGGACAGTTTGCGAACTTACCAGGTGGTTTTAAGGCAAAAGGAGTTCGTATGGTTGGTGACAATGAGCCTATTGCACCTGGTGAGTTTAAAGAGATAGAAGCATTAGGTGCTGATTTATCTAAAGCTATCGTACCATTACCATATAAAGAACCATCAGGAACTTTATTTCAAATGCTAGGATTTATGACTACAGCAGGTCAAAAGTTTGCTGATAGTACAGAACAAGTAATTGCAGATGGTGCTAACTATGGACCAGTTGGAACTACAATGGCATTGCTTGAAGCATCAAGTAAATTTTTTACAGCTATACATAAACGATTACATAAATCACAAAAAGATGAATTTAGAATTTTAGCACAAATAAATTTAGACTATCTACCAGAAGAATATCCTTATGATGTTCCTATGGCAGAAAGAAATATATTTAAACAAGACTTTGATGGTAGAGTAGATATTCTTCCTGTAAGTGATCCTAATATACCAAGTAATGCACATAGACTAATGTTAGCACAGATGGCATTACAAATGGCACAGCAATCACCACCAGGAATGTTTAACTTAGAAGCATTAAATAGAACAATATTAAATGCAGCTAATGTTCCTAATGTAGATGAAATACTACCACCTAAAGTACAACCTAAACAATTAGATCCTGTATCAGATATTATGGCAGCATCTAAAGGAATGCCTATTGCAGCATTTGTAGGACAAGATCATGATGCACATATACAAGTTAAGATGGCATATTTAAATGATCCACAAAATGGAGCTAATCCTGTAATGGCAAAACTACAACCTATTTTAGCTGCTAATATACAAGAACATTCTGTAATGAAATATCAAGAACAGATTAATGGTATGACACAACAGAAACTACAACAAAATGTTTCACCACAAGATGCACAGAATCCTGCAGTAGTACAAGGTGCTATGGCAGAAGCTGCTAAAGAAGTAGCAAATGCAAATGCAGCTATGGGATTAGTTAAATCTCCAGAGCAACAAATGGTAGCATTAGAAGAACAGAAAGTAAAATTAGAACAGCAAAAGCTACAATTAAAAGCTATGCAAGATAATGCAAAAGCAATACTAGATGCACAAAAACTTGAGATGGAACAAAGTGAAGTATTATTAAAAGTAGCTGATAGTCAACAAACAAAACAATTTAAAGAACAAAAAGCACAGGCAGATAGATTAAGTAAACAACAAATGAAAGCATTAGAAGCTTTAGTTAATATGTCTCTTGAAGAAAATAGAATTGAAAGCCAAGAGAAAATAAAGTCTGCTGAACTATTAACAAAATTAAGTCAATAAAATATGAGTAGTCCTTTTGAAGAAGCTATTAAAGCTTTTGGTGACGAAATTCAAAACTTAAAAAATATTCTTGGTGATGGTAGTCCAGAATCCTATGATCAGTATAAACATATTGTTGGTACAATTAGAGGTATTGAATGGTCACGTCAGCAATTAGTAACTATTATTAAAAATATAAATCAAGAAGAGGAGTAATATGCAAACTGTACCTATGGGTCGTTCCATAAAAAATGACATGTGGATTACAAAAGAAGAAGTTCCTAATCCAGATGTTTTACCAGAACTACCAGGTTATCATATTCTAGTGAGACCTGTTAGTATTAAATCAGAAACTAAAGGTGGAATTATTTTACCAGATTCTACTAAAGAAGATATGGCTTATCTTACAACTGTTGGTCAAGTAGTAGCAGTTGGTGACTTAGCTTATCATGATATGGAAAAGTTTCAAAAAGGAGCTTGGTGTGAAGTAGATGATTATGTCTGCTATGGTAAACATGCAGGTCAAAAAATAAAATATAAAGGTATACGATATATTTTATTATATGATGATCAAATTATTATGAAGGTAGAAAGTCCTAAAGATTTAGATCCTACCTTTAATTTAGCTATAAATAGTGAATAATTTATTTGCGTAGATAATAATCCTATTGTATAATTAATTTAAAACGTAATGCGTTTGTTTCGTAAACAACGGAGGTAATATGAAAGATGACGAAAAATGGGGAGATGTAGAAACTCCTAAACAAGAAGAAGAAAAAGTAGAAATAGAAATGGAAGAAACAATAGATGAAGATGATGGTTCTCCATCTAATGTTGAACCAGAAATGACAGAAGATAAAAAAACTGAGGAACCTAAAGAGTTAGAAGGTATAGAAACTAAAGGTGCTCAGAAAAGAATAAGACAACTAATTAAACAAAGAAAAGATAAAGAAGACCAGATAGCTCAACTTATACAACAAAACGAACAGTTACAAGGTTTAGTTAAAAAAAGAGAAACTGAGTTTTCTACTGTAAGTAAAAAGAATTTAGAAGTAACAGAAAAACAATTAACAGATAAATTAAATATGGCTCGTGTAGCATATAAAAATGCATATGAAGCTGGAGACCAAGATAAGCTTTTACAAGCACAAGAAATGTTAAATGAAGCTCAGGTCGATTTAAAAAATGTAAATGTTACTAAAGAAAAGTTTAAACAGGCACCACAACAACAACCTGTTCAACAACAATATCAACAACCTGTTGCTCAACAAGCACCAGATCCAAGAGCTCAAGAATGGGCACAACAAAATACTTGGTTTGGCAAAGATAATGTAATGACTGCAGCAGCGTTAGCTATAGATGCAGAATTAAAGCAAGAAGGATATTCAACTAATGATGTAGAATTTTATCAAGAGGTTGACAAAAGAATTCGAGAATCATTTCCTACTAAATTTCAAGATGAAGGAAATGTTCAAGATAATCGCCAGCAGGTTACGTCAAAGCCTGCTCAGGTGGTAGCAGGAGCTTCACGTTCTACTCCTAACCCAAAAAAAGTTAGACTATCTAAAGATGATGTTAGACTAGCTAATAAGTGGGGAATACCACTTGAACAGTATGCTCTAGAAAAAAGAAAAGCTACTCAAGCTGAAGGAGAGTATACAAATATTAACACTAGACGTGGAGGGTAACCAATGACACGAACAAATAACACACGTAGTTCTCAACTCAGAGAAAATAATACTAAAGAACAAACAACATATACTTTTGAAGAACCAAACTTATTAGAGATACCTAAACCTATTGTAGATCGTTTCAATGACGCAGGTATGTCACTAGGATGGATAAGACTTACATTAAAGGGAAAAGATGACGTTTCTCATATAGGTAGGAAAATGCAAGAAGGATGGCAGTTTGTTTCTCAGGAAGAAGTACCTGAGATGGAACATTCATCTATCGTGAGGGATGAAGGTAAATACGCTGGAGCAGTCTGTCGTGGAGACGTTGCGTTAGGTAAAATACCTACTGGTCGTATTGACGCTAGAAAGGCATACTATAAGGATAAGACTGATTCATTAATGGAAGCAGTTAACAGTCAATTAATGAAGAATAATAATTCTAGAATGCCAATCAGTAATTCAAGTAAATCTCAAACCATTAGAGGAAGAACTCCAAAATTTCAGAGTTAATTCTCTAATACTTTTTTAACTTATTAGGAGGAAACATGGCTCATACAAAAGCTTTTCAAGGTTTCGTTCCTGCTAGGAAAAAGGGTGGAGCTTACAA